CGACGACAAGGATCGTTACTCGCATTACATCGTCAAAGGCCAACAGAAGGCGAAGAAGAAGGCCGCGAAGAAGGCGGGCGGCGCTGGCGGCGGCGGTGATGATTATTACGGGCCGCCGGCTGGCCGAAGCATTGGCGAGCCGGCGCCCTACGCGACGCTCGGCGAAGAGGAAGACGAAATCCCGCCCGAGCAGGCCTCGTTTTCGATGGGCGAAGTGCGCGACCCGTCGATGCGGCGCTATCGGCCAAAGCTGCTGACCCAGTCCGCCAACACCGACAACGGCAACGCGCTCGATCGCGCCAAATGGGAGATGCAGAACCGTTGGGGCAAGTCGCGCAAATGCGAGATCACGCTCGGCGGCTGGGTGCAGCCGAACGGCGAGCTGTGGCCGATCAACCGGCGCTGCGCCGTCGTCGATGACTGGCTCGGCCTCGATCGCGACCTGGCGATCACCGCCGTCACGCATGACGTCTCAAATTCCGGGCTGCGCACAGTGCTGACCCTGCAGCCGCCCGAGGCGTTGATCCCCGAGCCGTCCAAACCGGAAAAGGGCAAAGGCGGCAAAAAGGGCGGCAAAGGGAAGGGCAAGGGCAAAGGTGGCGGCGGTGCTGGCGGCAGCGCCCCGGACTTCTGGAACCAGGTCGCCGGCGACAAGGTCATCTCCGACGCCAGACGCAAGGAGAGCCGACAATAATGGCCGATACAGTTTGTTGGGCGCCGATGGTCGGCTGGCCAGCCGCATTTGTGCCGAAGGTGTGGCAGGGACGGCGCGACTGGAACGAAAACGGGCCGGTGGCGCCGCCTGGCGCCGCGCAGCAGCCGGCCCCGGTGCGGCTCGGCCAAGTCTACGCATGGCAGGGGCCGCGCCTCGTCTGTGTGACGTGCCCCAATGAGCGCTGATCGCATCCTGGCGCCGATCCTGCACCGCATCGACATGATGATCTCGCGCGGCGTCCTGCGCGCCACCAGCGACCGGGGCGGCGTCCAGACGATGCAGCTGGGCCTCCTTGAGGGCGAGGTCGCCGACGATGTCGAGCGCTTCCAGTCCTACGGCGTCTCGTCCGTGCCGCCCAATGGCGGCGATGCGCTGGTCGCCTTCATTTCCGGCAACCGCGATCACGGCGTCGTGCTGGCAGTCAACGACCGCGGCTCGCGGCCCAAGGACCAGAAGGCCGGCGAAGTCATCCTCTACAACGACAAGGACGTGCGGGTCGCGCTGACGACCGATGGCGACCTAGTGATCGGCACCAAGCGGCACATCACCCTCGAATGCGAAGAGGACATCACAATCAAGTCGAAGACGATGGCAATCGAGGTGGAAGAAACTATCAGCATCAAAGCAAAGGCGCTGGAGATCGAGGCCGAAGACGGCGTCGATATCGATGGCGATCTGCGGGTTGATGGCGACATCCTCGCGACCGGCGCGATCATTGGCGGTCCATGACGGAGCCGCCTGCTGCCCGCAGCATGATCGGCGATCTCGTCGGGCGCGTGCTCGATTACATGAGCGAGCCGTGGCGGGCGGTGGCGATCACTGTCCTGGTGATCGTCGGCGGCATCGGCTACGGCGTTTGGGTCGAGCGCGAGCGGCTGTTCTTCAAGCCGCCGCCTGCGGTCGCCGCTCTCGACTACGACAAGATGCCGGGCGAATTGACCGAATTGCTGCACCAGACCGGTGCCGACATCGACATGATCTGGTCGATCCAGCTCGCCCAGAATGCGCAATATTTCGTCCTGGCGCGCACCAAGGACGGGAGCCCGTGGAATTTCACGCCGCGCCGGCTGCCGGCGATCCTGAACGAGAGCAGCGCGCCGAATTTGACCGCGACGCTGTACGGCGGGGTTTGTGCCGTTCCGGCGGAAATGCCGTCCTTGCTGACCCAGCGCCTGGCCGCCGATGGCTACCGCCGGGCCTGCGCCATCGCGATCCGGGGCGGCTCGCATATCCTCGGCATCGTCTACTTCGCCTGGCGCAACCCGCCACCGGCTGCGCTTGAGCACGCCGCGCTCGCCGACGCGCACGACACCGCTAAATCCGTAATCAAGGGGCAATGAAGCCAGATGCAACGGATCAGCACCCCGACCCGTCAGGTCGACAAGTGGGGACCGGGCCTGGACGGCTTTAGCGACGGCAACCCGCAGGTCGGGCTGCCGTCAACCCAGCTGGAGGCCAACTGGTACGACAACACCCAAGAGGAAATCTGCCGGGCGATCGAGCTCTCCGGGCTCGTCCTCGATACGCTGCCGCCGCCCAACAGCGACATGACCCAGCTGTACCAGGCGATCCTGCGCATCGCCCGCGGCGTGGCTGGGGCCTATCTGCCGCTCGCCGGCGGGACACTGACCGGGCCGCTGCTGCTGCATGGGATGCCGACGATCAATGAGCACGCCGCGAACAAGGCGTATGTCGATCTGGTCGCTGGCGGCACGCCACCGGATCTGTCGGTCTTCGTGCAGAAGATCGGTGATGTGATGACTGGCCAGTTGAATGTGCCGCAAGTTTTACTCACCGGCATGCCCTCCAACCCAAATATGGGTTTTATAACGACGAACCAGCCCGATATGGCGCTGAGCAACGCCAGTGGCGGAAGCCTCGCGAACCTGCATCTAAGCGCCAACACTGTTCATGTGGCCGGCGCGATCAATGCTGGCGGAAACATCGCCACCGGAGTAGCCAACCTGATCAGCGGCGGCACGCTCTCGATCGTCGGGCGGTCTACCCTGAGCGCCGGCTTTCTCGCCGGCAACAGCACCATCGATGGCAATCTGACTGTCAATTACGCGATCGAGGCGGGCGGGCTTATTACTACCAACGCTCTGACCGTTAACGGAAACGGCATTTCTTATCCAACCTTGGGCAGCACCAACAGGATCGGCTTTCTTTGGGACGGAACAAATCTCGTGCACAGAATTGACGGGCAACAGGCTGGCGGCTTCTGGGCTACTACTCTCGGTGCCACCAACGGCAGCTTTTCGGAGCTTGCCGGCAATAACATTACCGGGCACGCTCAAGTTGTGACGAATTATTTTCGCTGCACCACGGCGGATATTCAAGGCAATACGGTCATCGGCGGTCAACTGGACATTAACGGCGGCGGCTTCATCTATGCCCTAAATCGCTGTTATCGCGGGTATGAAATAAATCTAGACCCAGGCGGCATTTTTTCTGCCGCGCATGGTGCCAGTTACCAGGGAGGTCCCTGGAATACGGCACTCGTTTTGCACACTCGCGCCGAGGCGATCGAACCCTACGAACATGGGCTTGCCGCGCTCCGTCAATTACAGCCGATGATTTACAGCGAGCGCCGCCTTATCGGTATTGCGTCCGAAGATTATCGCGGTCCGATGCCGGAAATGATCGTGCATCTTGAGGTCGAGGATGACGGGATCGCGGCGGCGCTGCGAACCGAGCCGCCGAAAACAGTCGAGGGATATAATGGCGGCGCATTGACTTACGCGCTGGTCAACGCCGTCAAAGAACTCGCCGCCCGCGTCGAGGAGCTCGAAGCCGCTTGGCCGAAGCCGGCAGCACACTGATGCCTGACTTGCAGCTGTTGTGGAGCAACGACCTGTGGCGCGGCGACTGGCAACTGACGCCCGAGGGCAGCCTCGCCGACGGCGACGATCTGGGCACCTCGGTCATGTTGAGCTTGTTCTCCGACCGCACCGCGCGGCCAGGCGACGAGATCCCCGATGGCGGGCCGATCCGCGGCTGGTGGGCCGATACCTATCGCGAATATCCGATGGGCTCGCGGCTGTGGCTGCTTTATCGCGAGAAGAAAACCGAGACGACGCGGCGCCGCGCTGAGGAATATGCGCGCGAGGCGATGGCATGGTTTGTCGATGCCGGGGTGGCCAGCAAGGTCGAGGTGTCGGCGGTCTGGCTGCCGCATCCTGACGCGACCGGATTTCTCGAATTGAGCATCACCGTGCACCCGCCGCGCGGAGCCCGCCGCATCTGGCGCTTTCCGCTGGCCTGGGGCCAGATGGAAGGGGCCGGCGCATGAGAAGGGTGGGGGGCCTCGAACCCCCCTGCCGGCTGGCGCTTAACCCCGTAGGGCCGCCCCGGTAAGCTCTGTGATCATCTCGGATCGTGAATAATGAGTGAAACACGTAGCGACGCCCGCAGCACCAACGGATTTCAGCGGCAGACCTTGCCGCAGCTCGTCGAACGCGCGCAGACCGACATCGAGGCGAATTTGCGCGGAGCGGTGGCGCGGCTGCCGCAGTCGAACCTCGACGCGCTGGCTCATATGAGCGCCGGCGCCGCCGACGAGCAGCTTGAGGCGATCGACTATTACGCGACCCAGATCCACGTCACGACCGCGACCGGACCTGGCCTGCGCCGGCACGGTTCGGAATGGGGCGTCCTGCAAAAAGAACCAACCCGCGCCACTGGCACGATCGGCATTGTCGTCACGCGGGGCGCGATCGTCGCGCGCGGCGCGCTGTTCCAGACCCGAGACCGGTTTCAAGTGCGCACGACGGCTGGCGAAACCGCCCTCGCCGATGGCATCATGCCGCTCCCGGCCGAAGCGGTTGAGACCGGCAACGCTGGCAATCTCGAAGCCGACGCGCGCCTCGACACGATAAACCCGATTGTCGGCGTGACCGAGGCGACTGTCCTGGCTCCTGGCTTTGCTGGCGGCAACCCGCGTGAAGAGACCGAGCCCTATCGCCGCCGCATCCTCGATCGGATTCAGGAACCCCCTCAAGGCGGCGCCGATTACGACTATCGCCGGTGGATGCTGGAATATCCCGGCTGCACCCGCGCCTGGGTCCGCCCCCGCGAGCAGGGCGCCGGCACGGTGGTCTGCCGCTTCGCGATGGACGACACGTATCCCGACGGCATCCCGACGGCTGCCGAAGTCGAGCGCATGACGCAGTGGCTCGACGCCCATCGCCCGATCACCGCCGAGGTGTTCGTCTATGCGCCGATCGCCTGCCCGATCGATGTCATCGTGCGCGATCTGAACCCAAACACCGCCGCGGTGCGCAACGCCGTCGAGGACGAGCTCCGCGACATGCTCTACCGCAACGGCGAGCCCGGCGCGATGCTGTATCGCTCGTGGTTCTGGGAGGCGGTGTCGGTCGCGTCGGGGGAGCGCCACCACACGCTCGATGAGCCGGTGGGCGACACCCAGCTGCAGATCGGCGAGCTCGGCATCCTCGGCGATCTCGATTTCCGGTTTACGCCGCCGACGGCGCGGCAGCGCGACGATGATCGTCTGGCCCGCGAGATCAACAGGCCCTCGGTGCTGGGCGGCCCGTCGAGGCCGCCACGGCGATGAGCGAAGAGTTCAAAATTGGTTCGCGCCCCGGCACTCTGACTTTTTGGGGGCCAACGCCAGCGCAGCAGCCGGTCATGACGATCCGCTTCGACACAGAGCCGGTGCGCATCGAAGTCGCCGAAGGTGTGGTAGTCGATGAGGCCGCCAAGGCGGTGATCGATGCGCTGCGGGGTTACATCGAGCAGGGCGTTCAAATGGCGGTCGCCGAGCGCCTGCGGCAATTGCGGACATCCATGAGCGAAGGACCGCACTCTCCCATGAGCAAGCTTGATCTGCCACTGGAAACGCCGATCGGCTGGCCTTCGTTTCCAAGAAGTTTCGACGACTTGTGCCAATGCCGCCGCCGATGGATACGTGAAGGAATTT